GCAACGCCTACGTGTACATCGACCGAGACTTTGGTGGTGAGATTCAAGGCTTCTACCTCTGCCAAAACGGGAGTTATAATCCGTTGGCCGATACCTATACGGTCTCGTTCTACCGTCGCGGCTCGGTAGTCTCGCTCACGGCTCCTGCCGCCGATGTGCTCCATTTCCGCAACACCATCCTCTCTGATGATTACATGACCGGCATCCCCACGCTGCTCTACGCTACCCAGTCGTTGCGCATCGCAGCCACGGCCGACGGTCAGACGTTGGAGGATATGGCCAAAGGTGGCCGGCATAAAATCATCGTGCAGGAGAAGCCAGCCCAGCAAGGTGCCTGGGGACTCGTTGGCGGCAATGCCAACAAGGACGAACTGAAGAAGGTCACGAAGCAGTTAGGCGAGGACATGCTATCAAAGGATGTCATGCTCACGTCCAACGTCGTCGATACGAAGATCATCTCCCAGACGGCCATGGAGCTGCGCACCCTTGAGAACCGCAACTTCCAGGTGGCCGACCTCGCGCGTTTTCTCGGTGTGCCCAAGATTATGATGATGGACGACTCCGGCTCCTCCTACAAGAGTCCGGAAGCAGCCACGCAAGAGTTCTTGCTTCGCACCATCTCGCCCCGTGTGCGTGAGTATGAGGATGAACTGAACGCCAAGCTCTTGACGGCTGATGATTTCGGTTCTCGCCGTGTCCATGTCTGTGAACTGGCACTCCGCCGACTTGATCCTAAGGGTCAGAGCGACCTCGACAAGGTACGACTCGAAACTGGCGTTATGTCTCCCAATGAGCTGCGCGCCCAGTATGACCTTGGCACAATTGAGAATGGCGACGTGCATTACGTCTCCACGAATTTGGCCGAGCTCGGTAGTGAGAAGCTACGCGCTGCGGGCGGTAACAGCCAGCCCAAGCCCGAACCGGCTCAGACGGAGCCGACCAAGAAGGGCGAGGACGGCGAAGGCGAGGAAGGAGGTGAAGCATGAAATACTTAACCTTGGAAATGATTAAAGGCCACTCCCGCATCCAGTTCGATTGCGAGGATGACATGCTGCAGCTCTATGCCGAGAGCGCCGAGGACACGGTGCTGAATATGCTCAACCGCTCCTACGACGACTTGGTGTCTGCCTATGGCGAGGTGCCCAAGCCGGTGATCCAGGCGACGCTGATGCTGGTCGATAACTCCTACATCAACCGCTCGCCGGTGAGTCCCCAGCAGATGTATATGGTGCCCTACACCATCGACGTATTGTTAAAACCTTATATCATCTTGTAGTATGTATTCATCAGGTATGCTCAATAAACGAGTCGAGATCCTCAACCGTACCCAGGCAGAGGATGGCGACTTCGGCCTTGACAGTGGGGGCGTGCAATGGGAAAAGACGGCGGAAGACTGGGCGGCTGTCGATTTTGTAAAAGGCATCCGGGCCATGCGTGAAGGTGCCCTCGATGCCTACGGCGTGGTGCTGGTTCGTATGCGCTACACGGATAAGGTGAACAAGCGGTCGCGGATTGTCTACGATAACGAGACCTACGTCATTTTGCCGGAGACCTTCCATGCCGATTTTCAAAACAACACCCTACAGTTCAACGCACAAATTTTGGTTAACCCCGACTAACGTTTTGTCAGAATTATAAATCGAGATATTATGGCTAAAGAAAAAGAATTAAAAAAGCGTGAGATCCGCACCGTCGCCTGTCAGTTAGCGGTGCGAGAGATCAAGCGCGAAGACGGCACCACGGAGGAGAGCCGCACCATCACCGGCACGGCCATCGTCTTCAACAAGCCGTCGCAGGTCATCGACGACTTTGGCGACGAATACGTGGAGTATGTCGCTCCGTCTTGCGCCACGATGGAGTTTCTTAAGACGCAGGACATCAAGCTCAACCTCTTGCACAATCGTGATTCTACCATCGGCCGCTGGAATAAGGGCGAAGGCAACCTCAAGCTGTCCGTCGATAGCAAAGGCGTTCACTTCGAGATTGAGGCTCCTAAGTGCGACGACGGCGACCGTGCCCTTGTGCTTGTAAAGGCGGGCGTCTATTCCGGATGCTCTTTCGAGTTCATGCCCAAAGACTATACCATAAAAGAGATTAAGGATGCCGACGGCAATGTGACCCCAGAGGTCACGCACACGGCCTTTAAGTATATCTCTGCCCTCACCATCGCGATGGATCCTGCCTATACGCAGACCAGCGTGAGTGCGCGTGAGCTCGACAAGAAGACCCCCGAATACAAGGTGCGTGAGGCTGAGGAACAGAAGAAGCTCGCCCGTGCCCGTGAGGTGGCCATGGCGCAGGCTCGCAGCCGTCGCCGCTCAATTGATTTTATTCACCAATAAATTTATAAATTTATGAAGTTCAAAAATTCTAAGGAGGCAGCGGCAAAGCGCCGTGAGCTTCAGGACAAACTTGCCGACATCAACGACAAGCTCGAAGTAATTGACCAGACTCTCGCCAAGCGTGAGCTCAAGGACGAGGAAAAAGACAGCCAGAAGCAGCTCAACCGTGAGTTTGCCAAACTCCAGCGCGAGGAGGATCTTTGCTCCCGTGAGTATCAGATTCTCTATCAGGCTGAGAAGGCCGAGGCAGAGAAGCGCGAGGTAAAGAAGACCGCCGGTCAGCAGCTCCGCGAAATGATGGAGACTGCCCGCAACAACACCCAGGTGCGTGAGACGGTGCTCGGTGGCGCTGCCGATGGTGGTGTTATGGCATCCGGCGCTGTCAACCTTACCATCGGCGACCTGATCCCGACTCTCAATGAGGGCCTCGGTCTGCCTTCTGGTGTGACCATTCAGACCGGTGTCACGGGTAACGAGGTTTGGCCGGTCTCCATCAACGACTGCGAGATGGAGGAGGTAGGCGAGACCGCCGAGCTGACCGACCAGACGCTCAAGTTTGACAACATCTCTCCTGCTGTGAAGCGTGTCGGTATGACCGCAAACGTCTCCAACACGGCTATCGACAACGCAAGTTTCGACCTGCTCGGTTTCGTTCAGCAGAAGATCACCCTCGCCCAGCGCAAATATCTGGCCGAGAAGATCTACTCGCACGCTGCCTTCACGGGCGTGAAGGGTCCTTTCGCTGGCGCAACGCCTGCCGGTACCATCACCCTCGACAAGACCGCTTATGCTACCATCCTGAAGGCGATCGCTAAGTTTGCCGACAATGGCTACGACATGAGCAACATCGACCTCGTTATTGATGCAACCACCGAGGCAGAGCTGAAGGCACTCCCGAAGGCTGACGGCCAGGGCGGATTCGTGATCGAGAACGGCAAGCTCGCCGGCTACAACTACGTCGTCTCTCACTTCATCGACACCACCCTCGACACAGACGGCAAGACGCTCAAGCTCGACACCGACCGCTACATGGGTATCGGTATCTTCAACTACTTGGCAGTGCAGCAGCATGGCCAGGTTCGTCTGACCATCGACCCGATCTCCAAGGCCGCAAAGAACCTGACGGCCGTGACCATCAACACATCTTGGTCCGTAACAGACCTCAGCGTGAAGACTACGACCAACGGCAAGAAGAATACCACTTCTACCGCGTTTGCGCTCTACAAGATTGCAGAAGCAGCAGGCGCGTAGTCTTTCTCTTTTCTGTGATGCGGGGCTCTGACTGCTAAGGCGGTCATCCCCCTTTTTCTAATGTTTAATTAAGTACAACATGAGTTTACTCACCGATTCCATCTTCATCAAGGCGCTCAAGGGCAACGCTGCCATCACCAAGGCGGTCGGCAAGCGGATTTATGGCACGGCCATCCCGCTCCCAGATGCCCAGGCGGAAAACGTTGAACTGCCTTACATCATCGTGTCATTTGAGGGCTCCCAGACCGTCCCGGATACCAAGGACGGCGACATGGAAGGATACGAGATGCAGAATACGGTCGGCGTGCTCCTGGTAGCTGCCACTCTGCCCGCCTTGCATACGCTGATGGAAGCGGTGCGCAGCGTTATTGCGGATAGTATGCGACGGGTCGATCCTGAGTCTCCAGTTTTCGACAATTACCCTGCCGATTACGATTGCTCAGTGTCTCCCATCCAGTACGACCCGGACAAACCTGCGTACTTCGTGAAGTTCACTTATGTCTGTACTGTTAATAATAATTACTAATCATGTATATTAAAGGA